ATGGGTTCTCATCGAACTTTTTCATCAAAGTGTAACACTTGTTGATAGTAACTTCTTCACATAGTCCCACAACAGGGAATGTTTCTGACAACCACTTCACAAGTCCACCAAATACCTTCTTCTCCAACTTAAGCCACCGCTTCTGCATGGAAAAAATAGAATGCCATGAAAAATTCATCATTTGTGTCTGCACTAATGCAGAAACCTGTGTGAAAAATGACGTTGGTTCATCGTAACCTTGTTTCGAATAATCTCTAGTCACTAGCTCAGGGAGATCACAATCACAAACTGTAGTTGGTGCACTGCACCTTCCACAAACTGTAACTGGACCATCCCAACACCCGCAGAACTCAACTGGTAAGGCACACTCATCACATATGTTCAATCTATCACCCACATTCTGAGTGCAAGTTGTAACAAAAGACTGTCCTTGAAAATGTTTCCTGGATTCTTTCACAAGAAAAGGCAACAAACGTTTCATATCCACATCGACCATGGGACCGATTTCATCATGATACGGTACCCATACAAAATCATCTGGAACATGGAACTTGTTATCAGTTTCCTCCTCAGTTTCAGCAGAACGATCGATTCCCAAAGGGAACAGAGGTTTCTTCTTCAAATTCTGAGGAGCACGCTTCTTGCGTTGATCCTTACCGGGTTTGATGAGAACATATGACACTGAAACCAACCAGATATCATGAACGACTGCATTGGATCCCTTGTAAAAGGCTTCTACCTTTGCAGTATCAAGTTCATGAGATCCTTCCTTACGGAATTCAGGTTTTACGCTAATTTCAATGTGCAACTTAGGTCGGCGCACAATTGAAGCAGGTTCATTTGAAAATTCTCTAGCTCCAAGATCACGAGTGTTAGTTGTTATCGAAATAATCTTCGGTTCAATTACAACTTTACCCTTGCGCTCAATATCAGCCATTTCTGCATAACGTCTAACGTTGTTACAGTAATCTATAATCTTTTGCGCAGGATTCACATCAGTCTTGTCGGACTTACTGTTATTCCAATCATCCAATTTCATTGCGGTCATGTAA